ACACTCTCGCCATTGTCGTTTCCGCAACGAATCGCACGGTCGAGTGCCATAATCGTTGCCACAGCGCCATCGATTTTTTCAGTTGACTTTTCTTTATCTGCCTTAATATTGCCCGCAGGATCGGTGCGGATAAAAATGTTGTCCATCATCCAGCGAAGAACAGGATGACCGCCATGAGCAATTTTTTGTTCAAGAGTCAGTTTCATCAGTTCTTTTGTGGGTGGAGACATATCCTTAAAACCCTGCCCAAAAGGCACGACTGTAAAACCAAGGCCTTCAAGGTTCTGCACCATCTGTACAGCACCCCAGCGGTCAAAGGCTATTTCACGGATGTTATATTTTGTACCGAGTTCCTCGATAAAAGCTTCGATGAATCCGTAATGTACGACATTTCCCTCGGTGGTTTTGAGGAAGCCCTGCTTCTGCCATAAATCATAATTCACATGATCACGTCGAACACGCAAATCAATGTTATCCTCCGGCATCCAGAAAAACGGCAAAACAGTGTATTTATCATCCTCATCGAGCGGCGGAAAGACCAGCACGAAGGCTGTGATATCAGTGGAAGAGGAGAGGTCAAGCCCACCATAGCAGACACGCCCTTGCAGGGCTTCCGGGTCAACGGCGAAAGCACAGGCATCCCATTTATCCATTGGCATCCATCGTACAGACTGTTTTACCCACTGGTTCAGCCGGAGTTGCCGGAAGCTGTTCTCCTCAGCCGGATTTTGCTTTGCACTCTCACAAGCTGCCTTTACCTTGTCTAATCCTATTGTGATGCCAAGGGAGGGGTTTGCTTTTTTCCATACCTTTGGATCCGTCCAGTCATCCGTTTCCGCAGCCCCAAAGATTACAGGATAAAATGTTGGATCCGTCTTGCGTCCTGATAGAATATCCAGTGCTTTTTGATGCACTTCATAACAGATGGAGTTCGTATTGTCGCCAGCAGTTGTAATCAAAAAATATAGTGGCTGCATTCGGGCATCTCCGCTCCCCTTGGTCATAACGTCAAAGAGCTTTCTATTAGGCTGTGTATGCAATTCATCGAAAATAACCCCGTGGGTATTGAATCCATGCTTATTTGCCACGTCCGCGGAGAGCACCTGATAAGTACTCTCCGTGGGCATATATACAAGGGTTTTTGTCGATTCAGTTATCTTAACCCGCTTTGTTAATGCCGGTGATTTGCGCACCATCGCCACAGCAACCTCAAACACAATCTTTGCTTGGTTCTTATCCGAAGCACAGCTATATACCTTAGCGCGCTGTTCGCCATCGCCACAAGTCAACAAAAGTGCAACTGCCGCGGCAAGCTCTGACTTTCCATTCTTTTTTGGTATTTCGATATATGCTGTATTAAACTGACGGTAGCCGTTTGGCTTCAGAACACCAAACACATCTCGAATGATCTGTTCCTGCCAATCTATAAGTTCAAAAGGCCGACCGTCCCATATGCCGCTGGTATGACGCAAGGCCTGAATGAAAGCGACAGCATAGTCGGCGGCTTCCTTGCAGTAAACGGAATCCTTCGCCATAAAACGAGTTGGTGTGTATTTCTTTAGTTTTCGTATATCAGCCGCCTCCTTTCAAAATGGCATAAAAAATGACCTGCACAGGCAAGCCTTCTAAAAATGTCTGCACGAGAGACAGCCCCTTTCGGGGTGTCCTCGGCTGTTTTCGATTTTAGGTTAGGGTTTTTCCGTTAGTTCGCCATCCACTAAAATATATCGGTGTTCGCATCCCTGCGCGTCCTTGGCGATAATCCGCAACTCTCCGTTTTCAAAAGCGTTGTAAACCTTCACGAAAGTGTATCCGTCGCCAAGCTGCTCGTCGATGAGTTTTCGGTAGTCCATGTTTTTCTCCTTTCTTTTAATGTTTGGCTTAATCGAGGTTCACAAGACCGTTTTTGTGCTGCGAGACCTCGGCGGGATTAATATCGACCGGCTCGCACATGGCTGCGCTTGCAAGCCATTTGGTGCCGTCGTTCCAAAGCGGGCGGAGTATTGGGTCGCCCGTGACTTCATGGAAACCGACGATCTTGGCGAGAATGCCGTGGTTGCGAACCGTCTGTTCCAGATGAAGTTGGTTTGTCATGTTGATGTCCTCCTTATAGTGTGTTTTCCCTTGCGGTAGGTTACATATAGCCATAGAAAACACAGCATAGCAAGGCAATTACACGATATAAATCGGCATATACTACATAAGCTTTGTTGCTCGTAAAACTACTGTAATTGTGTATTTTTCAATTAAATTTTCCGGCATATATCCTCGCCATTTACGATATGAAGCGTGCTGCCGTTGTCCCATGAAACCATTATGCTTCCAATGTCATCCACACCCGTGACCGTTCCTTTAGTACCAATAGGAGGAGCTTGTATGTCATCCATTTTTATCAGTTCCACACGGCACCCGACGGGATATTGAGCGCGGATACGTTCGACGGTTTCTCTTGAAGGAAATCTATTGCTCATCACCTGTACCACCTTTCGGAGTTTTGAATGCGCTGCTGCCGGGGAGGTTTTTCAGCAGGATTTTTCTGCTAACCTTGTATTCGTCACCAATAAAGCCGAGGGAGAGCAGCCAGCAGCGCATGGCGTACTTTGGATTATCAACCTCACGTTCTTTGGCACTGACTCGCTGCTTTTCTTTTGCCGTTTCACAGAGCTTCGTTATTAGTGTGGTATAAGCGTGAACCGAATCGCTGTCTAAGTTTCCTTTGAACCATGGGAATCGGAGAGTCTTTTTTGTCTGCTGAATGGGCAAATCTTCAGCACCTAATGCTGCTTTGAGTAGTGATTCCTTTGCGGTGACCAGTTTAGCAAGGTTATCAAGCTTTTCAGGAGTGAACCCTGTCAGCGGCATCTCAATAACAAGCTCGTCGCCATCATTAGTGTCACTGCCGTCCTTTTCTGCTTCAAAGCCCAATTCACGAAGCCGCTCTATGAGGTTTTCGATTTCCACGCTATCACTACGGTTATCAAAGACAACGGTGCCGTTTTTATCAACAGTGAAATAATCAATCTCGTAAGCGAAGCTCGGTGCACCCAAATATTTAGGTTCAGCTTCCAAAATGTCGCCCATTGCCCGAACGAGACGCTTGCGCTCGTCGCCGGTAATGTTATACCGGACTTCAAATGTGTTTTGTTCCATGCACTTACCACCTTTCTGCGTTCTACGCAGGTCATATAGAGCCATAAAATCTGTAGAATAGCAAGCGTTATTCTACAGACTTTTTGACATCTCTATATGCAGTTTTTTGTGTATCGCGCATAAGGAAAACGTCGGTATCCGAGCCCTTTTGCTCTATGTACCGTTTCACGATAACATCGGCATAACGCTCATCCAACTCAATCGTATAGCAAATGCGTCCTGTCTGCTCGCAGGCAATGAGAGTACTGCCGCTGCCCCCGAATGGGTCAAGCACAATGTTGTTTGTCAGCGAGCTGTTCATAATCGGATATGCGCACAGTGCCACAGGTTTCATTGTAGGATGATGTTTGCTCTTGGTTGGCCGGTCAAAATTCCATGTCGTGCGCTGTTTACGGTCAGCGTACCAGTTGTGACCGGCTGTTGGCTTCCAGCCTACTAGAATAGGTTCATGGTTGTATTGATAATCGCAGCGCCCCAAGACCGGTGTATTCTTTATCCATATACAAGTCTGATGACAGAAGAAGCCTGCTTCGGTAAATGCTGTCCTGAAATTGACTGTCTCGCGATCGGCATGGAAGACATAAATTCCGCCACCGTCCACCAGCGCGTCATACATACACCGAAATGCGGAGAGCAGGAATGCGTGGAACTTGGTACTTTCCATATTGTCATTTTTAAGTTTTCCCGCAGTGCCTTTATAGTCCACGTTGTATGGTGGATCTGTAATCACGAGATTTGCTTGCTGACCGTCCAGCAGCTTTTTATATGTTTCCGCTTTCGTAGCATCGCCGCAGATAAGACGGTGCCTTCCAAGTAGCCAGATGTCTCCCTGCTTAGAAATGGGCGTTTCAGGTAATGGCTCGTCAAAATCGTCCTCTTTTATTCCTCCGACTATACTATCCCTGAACAACGCATCCATCTCTGCAGCGTCGAAACCCGTAAGAGATACATCAAAGCCACTTGCACCGATATCCTTCAAAAGGTCGGTCAAAAGCGGGATATCGAACTCGCCAGATATCTTGTTGAGCGCCACATTTAAGGCTTTTTCCTTTTGCTCATCGATGTCCAGCACCACGCAATCCACATCGGTATATCCGAGTGCCACCAATACCTTGTACCGTTGATGGCCACCGACAATATTGCCCGTGCGTTTATTCCATATGATAGGCTCAACATAGCCGAACTCCTCAATGGAGCGGCGCAGCTTTTCATATTCAGCATCACCGGGTTTAAGGTCTTTTCGCGGATTGTATGCTGAAGGGTTTATCTTCTCAATTGATAATTTCTGTATATCCATATCATACCTCCAGCTTTATTGCAGTCTCACCGGTGAATGTTTCCCAGCGCTTTACGATGAGGTCACAATATACCGGCGAAATTTCCATCGCATAGCACCTGCGTTCGGTCTGTTCACAGGCGATGAGCGTCGTTCCGCAACCCGCAAAAGGCTCTAATACAATACCGCCGCGGTCAGAATGCATTTTAATGCATCGCCACGGCAGCTCAACCGGAAACATAGCAGGGTGATCTTTATTGGCTCGCACAGTAGATATTTCCCAAATACCGGCATAGCCCCATTTTTTACGCTCATCCTTGGTGAGCCGCTTCACAAACTTATAGGAATGGCCGGCGAATGCCGAAACCCAGGCAAACTCTTGGTCGTTGTATTCCTCAGTTTCCTGCGCAGCCAGCGCCGTGATATATTCGTACTGCTGCACCGGTTTATTTGTCACAAGGTGATAGGGAGCGTTGCCGAAATTCATGCCTTGCTTTTTCCATATGCGAATCCAGATAGGACGGAAGCCGTTGTCAGCAAATAGCCCAATGCTATACATTTCGGTTGGTTCAATAAACTGGGTGCCTGTGGCATATAGGTCTCCGATGTTCCAACAGACGATATCTGCATTTTTACAGATATTCTTTATAGCGGGGCGCATAGTTTCAAACCACGGTTCGATCCCGGCTTTTTCATATTCTTTTCCCACGCCGTATGGAGGAGAGGTAACTGCGCACTGGGCGTGGGCGCCGTCCATCAAGCGGTCAAAATCCACCTCGCTGGTACTGTCGCCGCACAAAAGCCGATGCTGTCCAAGTAGCCAGATATCTCCTGTATGAGTTCGTGTTTCGCCAGCAGTTTCAATGACTTCCTTTTCTTTGTCTACGTCGAAGTCATCCTGTATGGCTTCTTTCGAGTAAAATTTATTTAAGAGCGCGTCTACTTCGTCAGCATCGAAGCCTGTGAGAGATACGTCAAATGTAGATGCGTCAAACTCTGCCATAAGTGACGCCAGCTTTACTTCGTCCCAATCACCCTGTATTTTATTAAGAGCAAGGTTGAGTGCCTTTTCGCGTTTGTCATCGAGCTCCACGACTACGCAATCAATTTCTGTTAGATCAAGGTCGAGTAGTACTTTCAAACGCTGGTGGCCGCCGACCACGTTACCGGTAGCTTTATTCCAGATGACCGGTTCCACATAACCGAACTCAGCAATAGAGCGCTTGAGCTTTTCGTATTCTTTGTCACCCGGCTTAAGATCTTTTCGCGGGTTATATGCAGATGGATTGAGCTTTGCCGCGGGTATCTTTTCAATCAGCATATTTCTCAGCCACCTTTCTTAACTCCTTATAACAATCCACGTTTTCCCACGGAAAGAGACAGGAATTGAAATGACCATATGCCGCCGTGCTTTCATATATGGCTGTACGCAAACGCAGCTTTTCAATGATGGCGGCAGGGCGCAAATTAAAGACTTCCTGCACAATCAAGGTAAGTTGTTCATCTGTCAGTTTGCTTGTTCCAAATGAAGTGACCGCTGCTGCCACGGGATTTGCTTTACCGATGGCATAAGAAAGAGCGACCTCGCATCTTTCAGCCAAGTCGCTCCACACAATGTTCTTCGCGATGTAACGTGCCATATATGCACCACTGCGGTCAACCTTCGTCGGATCTTTGCCGCAAAGGGCTCCGCCGCCGTGAGACGCAAGCCCACCATAAGTATCCACCATGATTTTTCTGCCCGTCAGTCCTGTGTCAGCAGCGGGGCCGCCCTCTACGAAACGCCCGCTGGGGTTAATGAATATTTCGGTATCATCGTCCATTGGGAAATCCTCAAAGCATTGCCACAAGACATTATTCATAATATCCGTGCGCAGCTGCTCCTGCGTTTTATTCGCCTCATGCTGGACAGAAATCACTACTGCTTTCACACGTTTGGGTTTACCATCTTCATATTCGACAGTAACCTGACACTTGCCGTCCGGTAGAATGCCTTTGATGAGTTTACCTTCGCGGCATTCATCAATGCGCTTGGCAATGCGATGCGAGAGCACTAGCGGCAAAGGCAAATACTCGCGCGTTTCCTTTGTTGCGTACCCGTATACTGTGCCTTGATCACCTGCGCCGACAGATCCGTAAGGATCGCATATGCCGTTTCGCGCTTCAATTGCCGTATCCACACCGGCTGCGATATCCGCACTCTGTCGATGAACGAATACGAACACAGTAAACTTCCAAGGAT